GAATGGTATTGAAGTATCTCTATCTCATCTTCGTGGTTCAAATAGTATTGGACAATTAAGTGATTGTGTGATAGCATTAGAAAGGAATCAGCAATCAGATGATGAGCTTGAAGCAAGAACAACAAAGCTTCGTGTATTAAAATCTAGATACACAGGGGATGTAGGATTAGCCAGTTCATTAGTGTATGATAAAGATACAGGCAGATTATCCGAGGAAGATATATCAGAATTTGAGGTAGAAGAAAATGCAATTAGTATTTGATATAGAAACAGACGGATTAAATCCTACAGTCATATGGTGTATCGTAGCCATAGATGACAAAGGTAAGTTTTATAATTATCCTGAAGATAAAATTGATGAAGGAATACAATTACTAAAAAGTGCGGACAAAATTATTGGACACAATATTATAGGATTTGATATACCTGTAATTAAGAAGTTAAAAGGTGTAGATTTATACAATCCTGATAAAGTTGTAGATACTTTAGTTTTGTCTAGACTATTTAATCCCAACAGAGAAGGAGGACATAGCATAGCTAAATGGGGTTATAAGTTAGGAATACCTAAAAAAGAATCTCCTGAATGGGATTCATATAACGAGGATATGTTATCTTATTGTCAACGAGATGTAGATATAAATTTTAAATTATTTAATTATTTAAAAAAAGAATCTATAGGTTTTTCAAAAGAATCAATAGAGTTAGAACACAAAGTTACATATTTACTAGAAGAACAAAAACAAAATGGATTTTTATTTGATGATGAAAAAGCAATGTTACTTACATCTGAATTAAGTTCTAAATTAAAAGAGACAGAAGACAAAGTACACGAAACATTTAAACCAATATGGATAGATGATAAATTAATTACACCTAAATTAAAAAAAGACGGTAAACTTTCTAAACAGGGATTGACAGAACAAGAATATACAGATATAATAGAGGGTAGACTTGAGCAAAAACCTTTCATGAGAAAGACTCTTCAAGAGTTTAATCTAGGCTCAAGAAAACAAATAGGTCAAAGATTACAAGAGCTTGGTTGGAAGCCAAATAAATTTACTCCAACCGGTCAAGCTATCGTAGACGAGACCACACTCAAAAAGATTACACATATAAAAGAAGCTCAACTTATAGCAGACTTTTTATTGTATCAAAAAAGATTAGCACAAGTACATTCTTGGATAGAATCAGTAGACAAAAAAGATAATAGAGTTCATGGTTCTGTAATTTCTACCGGTGCTATTACAGGTAGAATGGCACACAGAAATCCTAACATGGCTCAAGTACCTGCTGTCTACAGTCCTTATGGTAAAGAATGTAGAGATTGTTGGACTACACCAGATGGATATAAACTTGTAGGTATAGATGCAAGTGGATTAGAATTAAGAATGTTAGCACACTATATGGCTGACGAGGATTATATAAATGAAATTATTAACGGAGACATTCATACAGCTAACCAAAGATTTGCTGGACTTAAATCAAGAGATGAGGCGAAAACTTTCATCTATGCACTCATTTACGGAGCTGGAGATGAAAAGATTGGAAGAATCATTAAAGGAAGCAGGGATGCAGGTAAACAATTGCGAGAACGCTTTCTTGCTAGTCTACCAACACTTAGAACTCTTAAACAACGAGTTGATAGAGCTTCGCAAAAGAAATATCTAAAAGGTTTAGACGGGAGAAAAATATTAATCAGGCATAGACACGCTGCACTTAATAGTTTATTACAAGGTGGTGGTGCTATTGTTATGAAAAAAGCATTAGAGTTATTAGATTTAAACTTGAAACTAAATGTTATTGATGCTAAAATAGTTGCTAACATTCACGATGAATGGCAAATAGAAGTTAAAGAATCACAAGCAGATTATGTAGGTAGAGCAGGAGTTCAAGCTATTAAAAATGCAGGTAATTTTTATAAAATGAGATGTCCTTTGGACGGAGAATACAAAATAGGAGACAGTTGGTATGAAACCCATTAAAAAAGATATGAAAAAATTTGATATTGATTTACAATATGGTCAGATAAGAGAAGATAAAATAGCAGAAATGTTTACTGATAAAAAAATAGAAGTAAAATCTGAAAGAGGTATGTGGATGAAAACAGGTAACATATGTATTGAATATCAATCATATGGTAAACCTTCAGGTATAGCAGTTACAGAAGCTGATTACTGGTTTCATAATCTTTGTATTGGAGATGATATATTCTGTACATTTATATTTGATGTACCAAAATTAAAACAGTTAATAGAAAAGTTAGACTTTAAAAAGTCTGTTAGTGGTGGAGACAACAACGCAAGTAGAATGTGGTTAGTAAATATACAAAAACTATTTACATCAGATGTATACAAAACATTTGAGGATTTAAAAGATGAGTAATTATAAATCAGAAGCAGGTCATTGGTATGACCACAACGGAGAACCTATGTATACCATTGTAGGTGCTAATGGTAAAGAAAGAAACACAACTCTTCGTGATGCTAAAAAAGAAAGGTTAGTACCTTCTGTTACTACAATTATAGGTATAGCAGCAAAGCCTTCATTAGAAAACTGGAAGATTACACAAGCTTTAGAAGCTTCTTTAAATCTAGATAAAGATGACCCAGATTATATAAACAAGTGTAAGAATGCAGGTAGAGAAGTAGGAATGAATGCTGCAAAACAAGGTACAAAAATACATGCACAAATAGAAAAAGGATTTTTAGGTGGAGCTAAAACAAAACCTTACAAAGTTATTAAGTCTTGGTTAGATGCAAACTATCCTAATGAAGAATGGATAGCAGAAGATTCTTTTTGTGCTAACGAAGGATATGGTGGTAAGATAGATTTATATTCTAAGTCTGGTATATTTATAGACTTTAAAACTAAAGATAATTTAAAAGGAAAAGACTCTTCTCGTTTAGTATATGATGAACATGGTATGCAATTATCAGCTTATGCACAAGGTTGTAATATAGAAGACCCTGAAAGAATATCTATTTTTGTTGATAGAGCAGACACAGAGTTAGTTTTAACTCATGTGTGGGATAAAGAAACACATTATAAACACAAAGAAATGTTTAACAGTTTACTAAATTATTGGAAGCTTGTTAAAAATTATGACTCTACAGTATTATGAATGGGAAAAAAGCAAAACAACTTAGAAAAAAATCTAAAGAATTAGTTATTGAATGGTTAAAAACTATGTTAATAGATGAGGAAAAGAAAAAACTATCAATGGATAATTTTGAAAAATACTTACCAGAACAAACCCATGTGTATATGAATAAAAGAATTATGGTTTCTTCTTACACACCTAAATGGTATATGAAGAAATTAAAAAAGGAGTATTATAAAAAATGAAATACAAATTTAATGAAGATAAATTATTAGTTGAATTAAAAAAATATATTTATGATACATACAGTCAACACTATGTATCAGATAAGTATCAAGCTACTGATGTTATTGTAGATGCAGGACATGGAGAAGGTTTTTGTATTGGAAATATTATGAAGTACGCTAAAAGATATGGAAATAAAGAGGGTAAAAATAAAAAAGATTTGTTAAAAATATTACATTATGGTATAATTATGTTACATATCCACGACATGGAGAGCAAAAATGGTTGATGATAAAATAGGAACTAAGCCTTACTTAGGAATTGAAATAGACTATGATAAAGAAAAAGAGTTTGATAAATTTAGTCTAGATACACTCAGAGATAGATACTTCTGGGAAGGAGAAACACATGCACAAGAAGCGTTCGCAAGAGCCTCGGTTTTCGGGGCTACTTACAAAGGGGAGACAGATTTTGAACTGGCTCAAAGACTTTACAACTACAGTTCCTCTCGTTGGTTCATGTTTAGCACTCCTATACTTAGTAACGGGGGAACAAGTCGTGGCTTACCTATCTCTTGTTTCCTTAATTATGTTCCTGACAGTCGCCACGGTTTATCTAATCACTACGATGAGAACATTTGGTTGGCAAGTTCAGGTGGAGGCATTGGTGGATATTGGGGCGATATTAGGAGCAACGGTATTTCTACTGCTCATGGCAG